GGCGCGGAGAGCACCCGGATTTCAGCTTGACAATGACCATCGCAAAAATGACGTTCGCCGCGCAATAACCTGCGCAGGAAATTCCGCTGGACAGTTATATCGTTTTCAATATAACTGCCGTTCACTATGGCGATCAAAGCGGTAACACTGGACACGTCACAACTGGCAAAGCTACTGGACATCACACCGCAGCATGTGCGCCGACTGGCAGGCGAAGGCATCCTTGAACGGGCACGCGATGAGACGGGCGAACTGTTGCAGGGCCGCTGGGAGATGATCAAAAACAATCACGCTTACATTCACTATCTGAAAAGTCAGGCCCGATGGGACGATAGCAGTGAGACTAAGCGGGCCACGCTGACCAACCGCAAAATTGGCGCTGAAGCAGAGCTAGCGGAGCTCCGGCTCATGCAATTCAAGGGCAAACTGTTCCCGTGGTCGGACGTGGCGTTCTTCATCGGCAGCATGCTGACGCGCTTCAAGGCCCGCATGCAGTCCATCCCGCAACGAGTGGCAAAGCAGTTGCGCGGGCAGACCGATGAGAAGATCATTCGTAGGGTCATAGGCGACGAGATCGATCGTGGCTTGAAGGAATTGAGCATGCCGACACCGGACGATCTGCGACGCCAGAGCGAGGAATTACTGGCCACTGAAGGTGCCGATGAAGCAGCATTGAAAGCCAGCGCCAATGGCAGCGAAGAAGAAAGCGACGACACGCCCGACGCTGACGCGTGAGCAGATCATCGAGCGTCGCAGGCAGCACTATCGCTCGATGGCGCAGCTGAACACGCTGCTCATCGCCGTCCGGCCCGCACGCAAAATCACGCTCACCCAGTGGGCGGACCGCTATCGCATCCTCTCGAGTGAGAGTTCGGCCGAGCCCGGCCAGTGGCTTACGTCCAAAGCGCCATACGAGCGCGATATAATGAACGCTATCAGTGACCCCGAGACACCGCGAGTCGTTGTTCAAAAGGCGTCACAAGTGGGCATCACTGATAGCGCCATCCTTAACCCATGCGGCTACTTCATCACCGAAGACCCATGCCCCATCCTCATCGTGCAGCCCACCATCGAGCTCGCGGAAGCGTTCTCCACCGATCGCCTGTCGCCCATGTTGCGCGACAGTCCGCGCCTGAAAGGACGCGTGGGCGATCCGCGCTCGCGCGACAGCGCCAATACCATGAGGCGCAAGGCATTCAAAGGCGGCTACATCGCACTAGGCGGTGCCAATAGCGCGGCCAGCTTGAGCGGACGCCCGGTGCGCGTGGCGCTACTGGACGAGGTGGACCGCTACCCGGCCAGCGCGGGCACGGAAGGCAACCCCATCCAGCTTGCCATAGCCAGGACTAGTGCATTTTGGAATCGCAAGGCTGTCATAGTGAGTTCGCCGGGAACGAAGGGTGTCAGCCATATCGAGCGAGAGATGGAGCAATCCACGTGCGAGCACTGGTATCTGCCATGTCCCGCCCGCAAGTGCGCCTTCATGCAGGAGCTCGACTGGGATCGCGTGCGGTTCAGCGACCGCACCCATCGTTGCCTGCAATGCAACGAACACTTTCCCAAGTGGAAATGGCTGCAAGGCGAAGGCGAGTGGCGGGCGCATCGCCCATATGACGAGCGCGGGCGCAAGGTGACCACGCGCGGATTTTACATCAGCGGGCTCTACAACCCGTGGATCGAATGGGACATCTTCATTGACGAGTTCGTGCAGGCGGTGCGCGCCTACGAGGAGGGCGACGTGGAGCCACTGAAAGCGTTCCGCAACACGCGCCTAGGGCAACTGTGGGAGGACCGGGGCGAGAAAGTCGATATCGACCTCTACAAGCATCGCCGGGAGCCATACAGCGCGGAGGTGCCCGATGGCGCGTTACTCCTGACCGCAGGCGTGGACGTGGGCGACTATGGCGTCAACTATGAAGTCATCGGCTGGGGCAAGGGCCGCGAAAGCTGGGGCATCGAGTATGGGATCATCGATGGCGATCCGCGCGATCGCGACGTGTGGCTGGCACTGGACGAGCTCGTGTTCTTTCGCGCGTTCGCCGCGAGCGACGGGAAGTTTATGCGCGTGCGCAAGATGGCCGTCGATAGCGGGCACGCTGCCGACTACGTTTACGCCTACACCAAACAGCGCCAGCCACGCGCCATCGCAGTCAAAGGCGAAGGCGGCATAGGCAAGCCACTGATCAAAGGCGCTGGCACTCTCACCAAGGGCAACCGGGCGCGACTGCAAATCCTCGGTGTCGATAGCGGGAAGGAGGAAATCGTCAATCGGCTGCTGGTGGGCAAGGTCGGGCCGGGCTACTGCCACTTTCCCAAGCTGATGAACGGGGAGGCCTGTCGCGGCTACGACGAGGAGTATTTCAAGGGTCTGACCGCCGAGCGCCGTGTAGTGAAAGCCAAGAACGGTTTCCGCACCTACATCTGGACAAAAAGGCTGAGCCAGCGCAATGAACCGTTCGACTGCCGCAACTATGGACTGGCTGCGCTGGCCATGATGACCTTCATCAAGCTCGATGAGATCAAGCGCGACCTATGGACGCCACAGGATACTAAAGCCGAGGGCGAGCGACCGTTCGGTGCCCGGAAGATGGTGGTCGCGTCTGACGCACGACAGCCTCCACGAGGGCGTTTCGGCGCTCAGAACCGTCCGCTCTCGTGACCTGTTCATAGGCCCAACTACATATGACGTTGGCGGCCACGCGTGTGCGATAGACGTTCGTGCGCGTTTCAGCTGCCACCAGCTGCTCATAGGCCTCGCGCGGGATCATGCACTCCACGCGCACGTTGTTTAAGCGCGGACGCCCACGGCTGCGCCCGCTGGATAGCGCTTCGCTGACACGTTGCTGTAGTGATTGCATAACTGCCTACGAAGTAGGTCGAAACCCCATGGGAAGTCAAGGAATTTCCTGAGTATTTTATTCCACAGGCTTGACGCCGACATTTGCACTAGGCGTAACCTCCGCGCCGAATGGGACAGCCAGTCACAGTTGTTACTCCACCTGAGGAGGTCGTGCTTGAGCCGCTAACTTGTCCATGGGCCAAGGATGGCCTCCAAAAGGCACTCAACGGCATGGTGGGCGCGTCGGCGGGCGTGCACAGTTACGGCATAGGCAGCCGCCACGTGCGTTTCAAGGACGCTGCCGAGCAAGCCAAGAGCGTGGACTACTGGATGAAGATGGTGGAGTTCTACTGCGGCGCGGATGCACTCCCGCCAGCCATAACCGGGCGCGACACCGCCATGCGCGTCATACCGCGCGACCTATGAAAAGCAGTTATATTGAATTCAATATAAGCTGTCACGCCCCATGAGAACTGCCACTCTCACCAGTGGCCGCAATGGCCACGATAGATTCGCCAGCGGGCGCATGCCACCGGGCGTGTTGTTAGATCACACGGGCGCACCCATCAACGTGCGGAACGCCATCGTGCCCAGCATAGGCTTCGGCACCACTGGCTACGGCCAGTATGGCGCGAGCCTGCACAAGAACGCACTGGCCGGGTGGCTGTGGCGCGGCAGCGATGCCGATGGCGACATAGGGCTGAACATCCAAATCCTGCGTGAACGCTCGCGCGACGCGTTCATGGGCATTCCGCTGGCCACGGGCGCGGTGGAGACCTTGGACACCAACGTCATAGGCACAGGCTTGGAAGCCAATCCGCAGGTGGATGGCGAGTCCCTAGGGCTGACCCCGGATGCTACCATGAAGCTCAACAAGGAACTGAAGCTCAAGTTCGGCTGGTGGGCCAACGATCCGCGCGAGTGCGACTATGAAGCCAAGCACACGTTCGGCACCCTTCAACACATCGGCTTCCAATCCATGTTGCTCAGCGGCGATTGCCCTGTGCTTTTCCCATTGAAGCCTCGTCCGGGCGTTCTGTTCGACTTGCGAGTGCGCATACTCGAGGCCGATCGCATCCGCGACCCCATGCCCTTCGATCCATCGAAGAACATCTTCAACGGCGTGGAGCAGACCGACGATGGCGAGATACAGGCGTATCACATTAGCGAGATACACCCGCTGGCGATGCTGCGCTTCCGATGGCAGGGCATCATCGCGCCCGGTCGCACGTTTCGCGTCGAGCCCTATGGCCCGCTGTCAGGAAGGCGCAACATGGTGCTGTTAATGCGGCCCGAGAGACCGGAACAGCGCCGTGGTGTGCCTATACTGGCCGTGTGCCTAGAGTTGCTCAAACAGATGGGCCGCTACGTGGACGCCACCGTCCTAGGCGCTGTCATCCAGAGTTACTTCACAGCGTTCATCACATCGGAGTTCCCTGACCCCACCATTTTCGAGTCGTTGCTCACCGATGAGCAGAAAAAGGAGATTTTCGACTTCAACCCCTACAACGTCCAGCTGGGACCGGGCATAGTGAATTTCATGAGGCCCGGCCATCAGGTCAATTTCGCCACGCCCACACAGCCGCAATCCACGTTCGGCGATTTCACCATAGCGGTAGCCAAGTTCATAGGCAGCGCCACGGGCGTGCCCTACGAGGTGTTACTCAAGCAGTATAACAGCAGCTATAGCGCGTCTAGGGCTGCGCTGCTGGACTTTTGGAAGCGGGTGCGCAAGTTTCGCGCTCTCATGGCGGAAGGCATGTGCCAGCCTGCCTACGAGGAATGGATGGCCGATGCCATGGCACTCAACGTCATCGAGGGCTTCAAGGGCAACTTCGATGATCCCTACGTGCGGCGTGCCATGACGCGCTGCATCTGGACTGGCGCGAGTGCTGGCTCGATCGATCCCGTCAAGGAAGTGGCCGCAGCTGATCAGAAGGTGCGCTGTGGCTTTTCCACCATTGAGCGCGAGTCGTCCGAACTCAACGGGAGCGACTATCGCGACAACATTCGCCAAGCGGCAGTCGAGAAACAGGACTTTGAAGACGAAGGCCTCGTCTATCCGCCATACCGCCCATTGGCGGGCGCTGGATCGGGCCTGAGCGCAGCCGCACCTCCGGGCTCCACGTCGCCCGGCCAACCCGCAGGAGCACAATCATGAACACCGATTGGTATCGTTTCATAGTGAATCAGGCTGAGCCCGAGCCCGAGAGCGCGGAACTGCTCATCTTCGACGCCATAGGCAACTGGGAGGAGATAGGCGAGGTGAGCGCGAAAGCATTCTCCAACTCGCTGTCGCAGCTGCCCAAGAGCGTGAAACGCATCGAGCTCCACATAAACTCGCCGGGAGGCTCGCTATTCGACGCCAGTGCGATCTTCTCGCGTCTCGCCGATCATAGGAGCGAAAAACTTGTTTACCTCGATGGCCTGTGCGCCAGCGCGGCCACGCTTGTCGCGATGGTGGGGCACAAGATTTACGCGCGAGCGAACTCGACCATGATGATCCATTTGCCATCTGGCCTGTCTGTTGGAAATGCCGACGATATGCGCAAGATGGCGACCGCGCTCGATACGATCACGGACTCGATGGTGAACGTGTATGAGCGTCGCACGCGCCAGCCACGCGACGTGATACGCGCGATGCTGGCAGCGGAAACGTGGATGTCACCCGAACAGGCGGTAGCCAATGGCTTCGCCGATGAAGTGCGCGGCGTCATCAAGGCCGCAGCCATGGTGGGCGACAAGAAAGCCGTGTTCAACGGCGTCACTTTCGATCTGTCGAGATTTCACAATGTCCCGGCGTTTAGCGCCACTCAACAACAAACAGAAGGAGAACCTATGGCACAGCCAACACCACAACCCACGCCGACGCCTGCGCCACCTGCGCCGACGCCGACACCAAACCCGGCACCGCCGCAACCGCCGGAAAATGCCGGGCAACCGCCCGCAGAACAGCCCGTCCCCGGCACGAGGATTGCCGAGAACGCGTCCGGCGACCCCGGACAAGGTCAACGTCCACCGGATGACCCAAAAACGGCAGGAGCACGAGCGGAGCGTGCCCGAATCACGGCACTCATGAAGCTCGACAGGCCAGCCACCCATGAGATCGTCAACAAGGCCATCGAAGACGGTCGCACCGCTGGCGACATTGCAGCGGAATGCATGGAGGCCATGGACAAGGTGCGTGGCCAAGATCGACGTCGCGCAGACGCGCGAGTTCTGGATGGTATTCCGGGCTCGGATGCGACGCCATCGGGCGACGGTGGCACCGACTTCGGCGAGCGACTGAAGACTGCGGTCACCAACAAGCTCAAACATCGCAATCGCTCTGCGATCCTCAACGGTCGTAACTAACCTCAACCCATAGAGAAAGGACACAACCAACCATGGCAATCAAAGACTCAGTCAACTTCGCCAACATCCAGTCGTTCGATAGCGAGGACTGGTTTGTCAGGCGTTACCCATACACGGACGCTGGCGCACTCACAGTGGCGGTGGCGAAGATCGGCCACCTCGTGAAGTTCGACGCCACGCGCTCGGCAGTTCTGGGCGCAGTAGCGGCGGACGACGCGGCGCTGGAAGGCATCATCGTCGATCTGCCCGACAACACCGAGGTCCCATCGGGTGCCAACAAAAAGACGGTCGCCGTCGCACTCAATGGGTCGTTCGACAAGACCACGGTCATGTATTCGGACAACACGCAGCCCATCTCAGCGGCTGGGCTGGCGCGTCTGCGCGACATGAACATCTTCCTCGATCCAGCCACACCAGCTGGGCCGTTCGCACCCTAACCGCAACCCACCAATCGAAAGGACACTACCAACATGGCTAACATGAATCCCAACTACGAGCCTCGCACGCTGCTCGCTCCATTCGAGCAAGGCCCGCTCGTTCACACGTTCCTGCGCGACACGTTCTTCAGTGCGCGGGAGTATCCACCGACGAACCTAGTGGAGTTCGACTTCCGTCGAGGTCGCCGGAAAATGGCTCCATTCGTGGCACCGCTGGTGGGCGGCAAAATCATGGAGCGTCAAGGCTTCGAGACTCGCTTCTATCGGGCACCACGCATCGCGCCTGTGCGCGCACTGCGCATCCCCGATCTGGAGGCGCGTCTGCCCGGAGAGACGATCTATCAGGGGCGCACCGCAGCCGATCGCGCGGCGGACCTGCTCGCAGAGGATGCGATCTACCTCGATGAGGCCATCACCCGTCGCGAGGAATGGATGTGCCGTTCACTGTTGATCAATGGTGGGATCACAGTGACAGCCGACAACGGCTACACCAACGTCATCAACTACATGGAGTCGAGTCAGGGCGCACCCAACAACCACTTCGTGCCCACTATCAAGTGGGACCAGACGAACAGCGATCCGCTGGCTGACTTGGAAGCTGCCCGCCTAGCGGTCATCCGCGATAGCGGCATCAGCCCGAACATAGTGTTGTTTGGAGCGACGGCCAAGACGGCGTTCCTCAACAACGCCAATGTAGCGAAGTTCCTCGATTCCATCCGGTTCCAGATCGCCACCATCAAGCCCGTCATCCAAGACGAGGCGGTGGTCATCTTCGGCCAGCAAGCGGGCCTGCAATACTACTCCTATGCGGAGTATTTTGAAGACGATGCAGGCACACTCTACCCGATGCTCCCGCCAGAGCTCGTGCTACTGGCGAGCACTAACACGCCCAACAAGATCGTGTATGGCGCATACACCCAGCTGGAGGACGCGAAGGCCCAACGCTTCGTGACCTACCAGTCGAGCCGCATCCCGTTCGTCTATGGCGAGGAGGATGACGGTCAGCTGTTCTATCGGCTCACCTCGTGCCCGCTCCCAATGCCCGTGGACGTGCTCGGGTGGCGGATCGTGGAAGCGATCACAGGCGCCAGCTATCCGTTCCCGACACCGGGCTCCAGTGGGGCGCAGTTTGAGCAGCCCTACTTCGCGCCTGACAAGGTCACAGAGCAGGGCGTCGAAGGCGGGAAAGAGCCCGAAGGCAAGGAAGGCATCGACTTCGTGCCCGGCCCATCGACCGTGAAAGGCGAGGAGGCCCGCAAGAAAGCCATCGAGGCTCAGACCAAGCCGCAGAAGTCCACCGTCGATGGGACCACAGCCGAGGAGGAAGCCAATGGCGACGATTTGGAAAGCAAGACGGTCGCCGAGTTGAAGGAGATCGCGGCAGACGAGGGCGTTGACCTCGAAGGTGCACATCGCAAGGATGACATCATCGCGGCCATCGAAGCCCACCGCGAAGAGGAACAGGGCAATAGCTAGGAGAAGTCGCTTATATTGAATTCAATATAACTGCTTTCACCTATGGGATTGCTCACCATCATCTACTGGATCTTGCTGGTGTTGATCTTGATCGGCGCGTTCGCGCATCCGACTTGGACATGGGCTCCGCGTATGTCCGAGTTGGTCATCGTGGCGCTGTTCATCATCATCGGCCTCAAGATTCTTAAGCCGACTTGGTAACTGCCTATGAGTTTGCGTGACCAGTTCGTCCCCGATATCGACAACATCTTCATGAACACGGGCGAGTTCGCCACCATGAGGGAGTTTCGGATCGGGGATGGACAGGGCGGCTTCACAGTATTCACCGCGCCCGTAGTCTGGGACAAAGACGCCGTGCGCCAACAACCGCTGGTCACTGTCCATGGAGTGTTTATGGGCGATGTTCGCTGCTACATCGCGCATAAGTATCTGCCACGTGCCCCGGTGGCGGGTGAGATCATATACTCGCCCGCCAATCAACCGTGGGAGGTGCTCGATTGCACCGACGCGGAGAGCCTCTACGAGCTCTCGCTTGCGGCTGCGCGAAGTCAGCCCACCATGTATGGGAGGAATTAACCGTGCCAGTGGACGTCAACATCGACCCCAAGGACTTGAAGTTCCTAGAGCACGTCCTCAAAAACGTGAAGGATGGCGTCCCGCGCGTGCTAGCGCCAGCTATTAATCGCGCACTGGAGAGTGGGCGCACGGTGGTCAAGCGCGAGATACGGCAACACTATGTAATCAAGGCCAAGGATATCCCGGTCAAAATCCAGAGGGCCACGCGTAGCAATCCGCAGGGCGCGATGGTGTTGGCCGATAAGATGCTCGACCTAGGCAAGTTCAATGTCTCGCCCAGTCGCCTGCTCAAACGCAAGCGCACCATACGCGCACAGGTGAAGGTGGGCGGTGGCGGCCCGCTGCCGGGCGCATTCCATACGCCACTCACCTATCCCGGCCCATACGTGCGCAAGGGACGCTCGCGCCTGCCCATCGTGAAGCTGCTGGCGATCAGTGCACCCATCATGGCGTCACAACCCAGCGTAGGCCCGGCAGTGGAGAAGGCCATGGGTGACACACTGGAAAAGCGCATTGACCACGAGCTCGAGCGCGTGTTACATGGCGCAGGCGGAAAGATAACGAGCCCATGAGCGCACCCACCGAGCCCACACGCACCACGCCCGATCTGCCGCTGCGCTCTCACAGCGTGGATGACCTAGAACGCGTCATGGTGAAGTTCCTAGAGCAGCTATTCCAAGACGCCTATCGCCTAGACAATCCCGGCGTCAATGCCATGCAAAAGCCCGGCGCAGAGTTCACCGATACACCGGGCGAAGTGCCATACGACTACAGCGAGCGCGCACAAACACTCACGGGCAAGGTGCCTCCGCAGATCGTTCGCGGGCGCATTCCACGCACTCTCGCGGGCGAAATAGAACTGGACAAACTGCCCGACTATCCGTCCATAAGCGTGCAGGTGATCGCTGCCGACGTGGACAGCGACTGCACCCATGTGACGCTGCGACTGTTCTTCCACGCTTACGATGAGAACCCCGATAGCCAAGGCTATCAGGACTGCCTTAACATGATGGAAACAGCCTCCATAGCGCTCACCAGCTGGGGTCAGAAAGGCATCGACCACGCTTACCCCATCGTCATGCCTATCAAGTGGAAGCTCCTAGAGCTAGGCACATGGCCGCATTTCATAGGAGAAATGACTACCGAATGGCAACTGCCTAGCGCCCGGCCACTGCCTGACTTCGGGGAGACCCTTATACCGGAAGAGCACATCGAAGTGATGGGCACCTACGATAGAACAGCGCCCGTGGCCGACCTAATGGGAGCAACACCATGATACGCATCACCGGGCAGGTCATCTACTGCGGGCCAACCATCCCGCAACTGGGCCTCAACTATGGCATGATCTTCCGCGACGGCATTTTCGAGTCGCTTTACACGTGGATAGGCAGGTGCCCGGCGCTGGGGAGCCTGTTCGTCCCCGTGGCCGAATACGCGCTGGTGCGCAAAGAACTCAACTTCGACATAGCCCGTAACATGCGTGGCACCAGCGGGAAATACGTGACTTTCTATCGAGAAGTGCAAAACTGGCTTGCAGCGAAAAAGAAAACCGAACAACCTCAACCCATAGGAGTGAAACTTAAAACCCATGTCTAACCTAGGCCCATTCCCACACGGCGTCAGCTGGGCTGACGTTCCCACTAGCGTAATTGCACCCGTTGCTGCCTATCCCGGCATGAACGTGGTCATCGGCTCCGCGCCGATGCATCTAAGCCCAGACGGGCTCAACACCATCAACAAGCCACGCATCTACAACCGCTACGAAGATGCGGTAGCGGAGTTGGGCTATTCCCGCGACTGGGCCACGTATGACATTTGCGAGCACATGGACTCTGTGTTCGTGGAGTTTGGAGTGTTCCCGGTGTGTTACATCGCGGTCAACGATCCCACGAAGAACGCAGTCACGGTCCCGCCCACCAGCTACACGCTAGTGAACGGGAGCATAAACACGGGCAAGGAACTCATAGCGTGGCTGGTCACTGTCACCAGTGTCACCACAGCCGCAGCCGAGGCCAAGGCCAAGAAAGGCGGCGAGAAGGAAGGCGAAACGCCCACGCCACAGCTGACCAACTACGTGCTAGGCGTGGACTACCTGCTCACCTATGACGCCAACAATCATGCCATCATCACGCGCATTCCCGGAGGCGCGATCCTGACCGACACATCGGCAGTCCTCATCGGCGGCCAGACGCCCGGCACCACGCCCATCACGGCCACGGACATCATCGGTGGCGTCGATTCGGTCACGGGCAAGCGCACAGGCTTGGAGGTCATCGAGGACGTGTTCCAAGCGACAGGCCTAGTCCCCGGCATCATCATCTGCCCGGCTTGGAGCCATGACTCGACAGTCGCTGCGGCCATGGAAGCCAAGTGCGAGAACATCAACGGCTGCTTCGCGTGCACGTGCCTGATCGACGTGGACGTGTCGGCTACGGCCACTCCGCCCGTGAAGAAGGCGCAGGACGTGCTGGCGTGGAAGACCGCCAAGAACATCACTTTCCCACGGCAGGAGCTATTGTTCGGCTTGCCTACGCTGGTGGCCGACGATGGCACCAAAAAGCAGTTCCACTTCGCATCGCAGCAAGGCCCGCTCATCCAGTGGACGGACACCTATCGCGGCGGTGGCCTCCCGTATCAGTCGCCATCGAACAAGCCTCTCAAGATGAATTCGCTACAGCTGGGCGACGGCAGCGAGGTGCCCATGCACCTGCTCGACGCCAACATGCTCAACGGTCAAGGCGTGGTCACGGCGCTCAACTGGATCGGCGGCTGGCGCAGCTGGGGCAACCGCACAGCGGCTTACCCGGCCAACACCGATGTGAAGGACATGTTCATCCCGGTGAGGCGCATGTTCGACTTCATCGGCAACACGGTGGTGCTCACCATCTGGCAAAAGGTTGACGAGCCCGGCAACCGCCGTCTCATCGACGCCATCGTCAACTCGTTGCAGCTGTGGCTCGATGGCCTCAGCAATCAGGAGGCGCTCGTGGGCGCACGGCTGGAGTTCCGCCACGATGAGAACCCGACCACGGAAATCCTCAACGGCCACTACACGTTCCACATTTACATCGCGGTCCCAACCCCGGCAGAATGGCTCGACTTCCGCATCGAATACTGGGTGCCATACATCCAAAACCTATGGCCCGAGGAAGACACTGCGGCAGCAGCGGCCTAACCCATAGAAACACAGTTATATTGAATTCAATATAAGCATCAACCCATAGGAGGCACCTACCATGCAAATCCCAAATCATGTTACCAACTACAGCATCTTCAAGGATGGGCGTAGGCTCATTGGCCTCGCCGATGTTACCCTGCCCGACTTGAAGAACCTAGAGGACAACCTCAAGGGCAGCGGCATCTTTGGCGAGATCGCCATGCCCGTGCAGGCGCATTTCCAGCCCTACAGCGTGAAGCTCAAGTGGCTGACCGTGGTGGACGATGCAGTGTTTGCCACCATCCAAGATGGCGCGCAGTTGGACGCGTGGGCCGCGCACCAGCTGCACGACAGCGGGACCAACCGCATCATCCATACTGGCTGGCGCTACGTCATGGGCACCGCGCCCAAGGGCTTCAACTTTGGCAAACTGGAGGTGGGAACGAAGGGCGACGCCGAAACCGAGTATGAACTCATATCGCTGCGGGTGCTGCGCAACGATCGCATCATGCTCGAGATCGACAAGGAGAATGCCGTGTGCAGGTGGTTCAATGGCGTCCAGCTGGTGGACACCGCGCTGCGCATCCGGCAACTCATAGGGTTGTAAGCACTTGACACCTGTGAGTATAGTGTCCGCCTATGGACAAGACACTACTGCAATCACGAGACGCCGAGGCCACCGACCTCGGCGATCCCGCAAATAGGCTAGGCACTACCAACAGCGAAACACCTACACCCGAACCAGCTGCCGATGACACGCTCTATCGCGAGCTAGAGGCGGATGCCGCTCAGCCACCGTGGAGGCTCCGCTTGGAGCCGCCAGTCGAGTTCGATGGCCAGTCATACAAGGAACTGATCTTCGACTACGACGCGATGAACGGCAAAGACTTCCAGCGCGTGGAGCGTAGCTTCACACGACTCTACAAGTCGGAGAAGAACGAGTTTGTTATGCCCGAGACTAAGCACCTTTTCCACTCGCTGCTCGCAGCGCAAGTGGCGGACGTGCCTGTTGGCCTCATCCTGAAACTGCCGCGCCGTTATTACATAGCGGTGCGCAATAGCGCTTTAAAAGCCTGTGGCAGCTCGTCGGAAGAGGAGAAAGCGTAAACAAGAACCTGCGCTCCATAGCAGTGCGGATGGCGCGGGCCACGGGCGGAGGCGTGGGCTTCTGGCTAGAGCTGCCGATACGAGAGTTGATAGCTTACTTGGCCGAACTGGGCGACCAGCTACAGGCCGAGCAAGAGGCTGCGGAAAGGAGGTGAGCGTATAGGATGGCTGCGCCCAAGCAATACCAAGCGGTATTCTCCATCGGCGCGAAGCTGACTGGATCGTTCAACGCCTCGATCGCGACTGCCCAGGCACGCCTGCGATCGCTGGCGACGACTGCGCAACGCGTGGGCGTGTCCATGCGCGCGGGACTGGCACGCGCGAACGCGGCCATGTCGAGCATGGGCGCAGGCATCACGCGCGTGTTGGGCCTAGTGAAGAAGCTGGCCTTGGGCCTAGGAGGTCTAGGTGTCATCTTGGGCGGCTTTGCCGCATCGAAGATCTTCCATGAGATAACTGCGGGCGCAGCTGAGGCAGCTAAGGAACAGGCACAGGCCCACAGGCAGTTAGTGGGCTACCTCATGACCAACAACGCTGTAGCGGCGAAGGGCATGGAGTATTCCACCAAGCAGGCCGAGATGATCGAGGACTATAACAAAGCCCTAGGCAAGCAGCAGATATACGGGCAACAAATCCTCAACCAGATATCGGCTGGCGTGGCCAAGAGTGGGATGCCAGCCAACGCGGTAGAGCAGACTACCACCGCGCTCACCAACGTGCTCGCGCTCTCGCGTGGAGTGCACGCCAGCGCGGAAGATGGCGCGAAGCTGGGCACGCTATGGACGATCGCGGTCAAGACGGGCATGACACGCGGGCTGCGTAGCTTCGGCATCATCCTGAGCAAGGCTGAGCAGGCCTACATGACCGCCAAGACCACCAGCGCCTATGAACGGCAGATGCTGCTCATGACCAAGGTCACAGGCAGGATGTATGCGGGCCAAGCGGCGGCGCTCATGAAGACGCCCGAGGGCCGCATCTACCTGTTCGACCGGGCGCTGCACGAGATGTCAAAGCGCATAGGGCACGAGGTGTTGCCCGCGCAAGCGGCCATGGCGGACGCGTGGCGCGAAGTGTTGCCCGAGCTAGAGCCCATCATCAAACAGTTTTACGAGGTGGTCACACAAGGCGCGATAGCTGCCGCGCACTGGGTGCACGATCGCCTGATTCCCGCGTGGAAGGAGTTCGTCGCATGGTGGAAAGGACCGGGCGGCGCTGCATGGAACAAGCTGGCCAAGTCGTTCATGGACATGGGCGGCAAGCTGCTGGCTGCACTGATAAAGCAGTTTGCGGCCCTAGGCGGCAAGGGCAAGAGCGCAGGCGAAACGCTCGTGAGCATCATGGGTGCGCTGGCGAACATATTCGAGTGGATAGGCGATAACGCGGACGAGGTCATCCACGTGGTGGAGGCGCTCACCATCGCGTTCATCGCGCTCAAGATCGCCACGTTCGCCACCAGCGGCGGCATGGGATCGCTGCGGGCAAACATGCTGACGTTGGCGGGCATAGGCGCTTTCGTGGCGGTGCAAAAGCTCAACAGCGAGGTGGAGAAATTCACCGCGCTCATGAAAGGCCAAGCGGTAAGCGATCCAGAGCATTTCACCAAACACTGGTATCTGCTCGGTATGTCGTGGACCGAACTCATAGCTGGCGCACGCGGGCTCAATGCCGAGAGCTTGAAGTGGGATGACGCCGTGGAAGGTGCGTTCAAGCGCATCTGGGACGACATGAAAGATTTCGACTGGACGTTCGGTTTCAAGAAACAATGGGACGACGCCATCCAGACGTTCAAGACCTACTGGCGCGATGTGAAGGACGCCATCAAACATCCATTTGGCGGTCACGATATGTTCCGTGGCGCGGGCGCAGGCTCGTCGTGGGCAGGCGGACCCGTGGGCACGTCCACATATACCGCTCCTCCGGGCCTGCCCGATTCCACGCTGGCGGCCCTGCGCGCATCGAAGATCGCCGAGCTAAAAGACCCCATCGTGGCATCCCGGTTTTACTCCAATCTGGAAACCGAAGTGGGCAGCGGCAATGCCGTCCGCACACAGGCTTACATGGAGGCGACCATCAACCGCTCCATAGCCCGCAACAAGTCGCTCATGGAGACGATCAGCGACACTGGCTATTACCCCGGCGTGAGCCTGCGCAACGTGGCCGTGAGCGCGAAAGCGATACAGGCCTACAACGCTGCCCTCGATCGGGTGGCGGCAGGCAGCAACATCACCAATTACGCCACTGGCAACGCATCGCTGGGTGTGGGCTTCGCTGGTGGCCCGCGCACGTTCTCCTCTGGCGGCGAGGACTTCGGACGCGAAGGGCCGGACCTGTGGTGGGCCAACAAGATGAGCCGGGGCACGCCACCGCTACTGAGGCGACCGCCCGACCAGCCACCGCCGCAGGCGTCCAACATGCACTTCAACCCGCACATCGTGATCAATGGCAACGCCACCGAAGCGGATCAGCGGGCCATGGACTCGCGCCTGCGCGACCTTGCCAAGGATTTCATAGCGCAGTTCAAGGCAGCACAGTATCAGGAACGTCGGTTATCATACGAAAGTGGATATGGCTAAAAAAACAGCAGCAAAACCGCAGCAAGAGGAAATCCCCATGGAGGGCACTGGCGTGGCACCAGTGAAAATACCAAAGGTGGACAAGCTGGCCCGCAGCTATGTCGAGGCACGCGATTCGCGCATAGACGCGCTCAACACGGAAGTGGACGCGAAAGCGAAACTGGTGGAAGCCCTGCATTTCCACAAGGATCAGCTGACACTGCCCGATGGGCGCATCGTGTATCACTACGACGAGAGCGTCATCACGCTGGAGCCGGGCAAGGAAAAGCTCAGCGTCAAAGCCTCCCATACCGGAGAGGAGGTGGAGTGACAGTTATATCGTTTTCAATATAACTGACTTTTCACTATGAGGACTTACACGAGCATACAGGGCGACTGGTGGGATTTGATCGCGCTCCGGGTGTATGGGATGAAGCGCGGAGACGATCACCTCATGCACAAGCTCATCGAGGCGAACTACAACATCAGGGAGATTTGCAACTTCCCCGCTGGCGTGGTCGTCATAGTGCCAGACCTCCCCGTGAAAGCCACCATCCCGCTAGTCCCGTGGAAGAGCACTTCCATCGTGACCAACCCGTAAAATGCCGAGGATGCCGTTAAAAGCATTTTGTTTGGCGGTGCTGGGCGTTGATCCACCAAGCACCCCAAACGGCACGAGAACGGCATCCTCGTGCCGGGGACGGGCTGTTCTGCGGCTGATCAAAACCCGTTTTTTGACCGGGAGGCCCGGAAAGTGAAGGTTGCACTATGATCTTCCAAGTCCGCGCCGCACGCCCGCAGCTGACCCTCAACGGCACCGACTATTACAACAAGCTGGCTCCATACTTCCTCAACATGACCTACACGGACAGCTGCGATGGACAGAAGGCCGATGACTTCCAGCTGCAACTGGCTGACCGCGATCGCAAGTTCATCAACGAGTGGATGCCCAAGCCCGGCACGTTCCTCGACGTGGGCGTCTATTGCGAGCGATGGTTCGCGCCTTTCGCTTCCGCGCTGGTGCTCAATTGCGGGCGCTTCTGGATCGACTCGGTCGAGTTCGAGCTCCCGCAACACACGGTGAGTATCAAGGCGGCTTCCATACCCACGAACGTGCGCGTAAAGGCCGCGAATGACACACGCGGATGGGACAAGAACACGCTGCGCGACATAGCGCAACAGGTGGCAACCGAGAGCAAGATGGAGTTGAAGTATGCCGATGGTGCCACTAACCCCAAATACGATCGAGTGGAGCAGACCGAGGAGAGCGCACTGGCGTTCCTTCAGAAGCGGTGCCACGACGCCAAGCTGTGCATCAAGGTCAGCAACAATACCATCTACATTTTCGATGAGCAAAAGGCGGAGGAGGCCGCGCCTGCGTTCACGCTCGTGTATGGAGACGGGAGCGCACCCTCGCCCATAGGCGCATTCGGCGGACTCCTAAGCGGCGCGAGCGACGTGACAGGCGCACTTTCGGGCGGAGGCAAGGTGTTCCGCCTAGCGGGAGCAGTGTTCACGCTCATGGTGAACGACACTGCCAAGACCGCCAACGTGCGCTACACCAAACCGGGCACAGGCGATACCACGCTGGAGACGTTCACGGACACTGGCTCCCCATCGCGTGGCGGACTGATCAGCGGTGGCGGTGGCGCGAGCCAGCCCATCACTGGCGTTAGCGTGCCATCGTCCGAAAGCGCAGACGAAGGCACAGGCGATCCGGAAGATGTTGACACCAACTACAACGAGAATCCCGGCACCGAGGATCAGGACGAGGGCAGCAGCGGAGATGGCGCACCCACCACTCGCGTGGACGAAGGGCTGGGTTCCACGTGGAACAAAGAGGACATGGAGGGCCAGCTGGCCAAGGCCAAGCTGCGATCGAAGAACAAGGACAAGATTCATGCCAAGATCGAAATGTCCATCGGCAACCCGCTGGTGGCTGCGGGCCAGACATTCACGATGGTGGGCGTGGGGCAGTTCGATGGCAAGTGGTTCGCGGAAACGATCGACCATCGCGTAGGCCCGGAATACACCACGATCATCAATGCCCGGCGCTGTTTAACAGGTTACTAACATGGGACTCAAAAACCTACTGGCTGACACCAACTACACGGCGGCTTTCGACAATCGCTTCAAGAACGCCATCGTCATAGGCAAGGTGTCCAAGATCGAGTGCAGCGACAAAGGCGCGAACGTGCGCGTCATGCTCAACGACAAGGTCGATCTGAACAAGCAACCCCTCATCACCAAGCCCATCCCGGTGTGGCAGGCCAGTGCTGGCGTCCAGATGCAGGGCAGCGGTGCGGGCGCAAGCAACGGCTCGGGCCACCAAAAGAAAAGTTTCGCCATGCCGCGCATAGGCCAGAACGTCGTCCTAGTGAAGCTGCCCAATGCCACTGGCGATTACCTGCTCCTAGGCACCTTCTATACGAAGAACGATCCGCCACCTGTCACTGATCCGCGCGTGGACTACTGCGAGTGGGAGAACGGCCACACGGAGAAATTCGACAGCAACGACAATGCAGACGTGTTTCTCACGCAGGATTTCAAGGCTGGATGGAAAGGCACCTACAAAAAGGACGTCAGCCTCAAGACCACCGACAGCGCCAAGTTCAACATCGAAGCCGATGGCGACGTGCTGGTCAAATCGGCCAACGGCAACGTCACAGTGGAAAGCCCCACTGGCACGGTCACCATCAGTCAGGACACGATTGAGCTACAAGGCAACAGCGCCATCAACATCACCGCGCCCGAAATCAAGTTGACAGGCCATGTTACCATCATAGGCGACATGATCGAGACAGGCCACCACGTGGACAGCAAAGGCCCGCACGCGAGCTCCATGCAGGAACGCGACGAACTACTGGCCCGCGTGAACGCGCTCGAGGAGAGGGTGAAACGATTGGAGGCAGTTATATTGAAAACGATATAACTGGTTTTACCTATGGCAATGGAAGGACTTTTTGGCGCAATAGTGTTCGGCAAGCTACAGGGCCGCATCATGACCTTCCACGAGATCGAGCGCAGTTATCGCGGGCGCTTTGGCTCGCACATGGTGCACATGCGCAAGCCATTGCTGGAATGGGCGGGCAACGATCTGCTCAAGCTGGACTATCGCATCGGGCTCAACGCTTCATGGTGCGGCGATCCCAACCCGCTGCTGGCCCAATGGCATTTCTTCCATGAGAACGCGCTGGCCGCACCGCTCATCGTGGGCGGCAAACCGATGGGACCGGGCTTGTCCATGTTCGTCATCACCGAACTCAAGGAACGCCACAAGCACTGGCTCAAAGGCGGCAAGCTCATAGCCGTGGAGCTAGACGTGCACTTTGAGGAATACATACCGTTCACCGAGGGCTTGCTATCGCAGTTCGGTGTGCCGGGCTTCGTGGGAAGTGGGGCCATATGATAGGCGTTGCACCTCTCCCATCGCAGACGGGTAACACGGTCGAGCTAGGCGCTAACTGGCGCGTCCAATTCGCGGACGTGGATGGCACGCCATTGAGCATGATCTCGTTCCGCTACATCGACTTTGGAGCAATCAGCTACAAGGAGATTTTTCAGAATGTAAAGACCATACTCGCGACCCCGTTGTTTTCGGCCGCGCTAGAGCGCACGTTAGGAGTCGATCAGTCCATCGTCGATCGTCCCATCAACGAGGCCGCAAACGTCACCATCGCCATCCTGCAAGCACTCACGTATTGGGAGCCTAGGTGCGAGATCATGGACATAGCGTTTGAAGCTGACGCGCTCAATGGGCACCTCACAGTGTTGTTACAACTCAAGATCAGGAACGTCATCTATGGCACCGACACTCCTTACACTAAGAATCACGCTTTCACCGCAACGGGGACACCCAAGCTGCCTGCACCTAGCCTGCCGCCCATCTTGGAGCCAGTGGAAGGGCCACCCGGCCCGCAAGGGCCGACGGGCGAACGCGGGAGCCTGTGGTTCACGGGCGAGGGCGCACCACCCGCGCCCACGGCCATGCGCCCGATCGTAAGCGGCGGCACCCCGGTGCCCGGCCCAGTCGGGCCAAAGGGCGAGGCAGGCACGCGCAGTAGCATCTGGCTGCAAGGCACAGGCGATCCCACCAGCGCCACGGGCGTGCTCCCATACGACATGTATCTGAACACCGCCAACGGCGACGTGTGGCAGTTCGATGGGACAACCTCAACGTGGAGGAAACTAGGGCGATGAGTTGGGACCTAATAGGCAACATCAGAGGGCCACAAGGGCCACCCGGCGTGGTCGCGCCAGCGGGCTATGTCATGGGCGAAGCGGCTGGTGGCGCGATCAATGGCACCAACAAGCTGTTCTCCACGGTTCAATCATACCTAGGCAGTTCATTGGAAGTCTATCTGAACGGGCTGCGCATGAGGCGCATCGACGATTACACGGAAGTCAGCGGCACCACCTTTCAATTTGTCATAGCGCCGTTGCCCGGTGACACCATCTCTCTCGATTACCTGCTGCCTAGCGAGGCTGGTGGCACTAACATCTACGGCGAAACGCCCGCTGGCCTAGTCAACGGGAGTAACAAGGTTTTCACTACCAGCTTCGTCTATTCGCCCGGCCTCATCGCCATCTTCCGCAGTGGACTGCGACTGAGAAATCCGGATGACTACAGCGAAACTGGCCCTAAACAATTTACACTGGTAGATGCTCCATTATCGGGCGATAACTTGAGCGTTGACTACATACAACCCTAGAAACAAGCACTATGAGCGCAACACAAATCCATGGTAACAAACAAATCCAGAATGCCACCATTCTCGATGCCAACATCGCGGCGGCAGCTGCGATCCAAACGTCCAAGCTGGCGCAGGGCGCATTGTTCATCAAGAGCGATGGCTCGCTAGCGTTTGGTGCCGATCAGTCGCATGGCGGCTTCAAGATCACCAACCTAGCTGACCCAGTGAATCCCACTGATGCCGCGACTAGGCAGTGGGTGCTGGCCAACATCGCTGGTGGCGTGGTGTCATCGTGCACCGTGAAGGCAGCTACCACGGCCAACATCACGCTCTCGGCCACGCAATCGGTCGATGGCATCGCGCTTAGCGCGGGCGACCTGTGCCTAGTGAAGAATCAAACCACGGCATCGGCCAATGGCGTTTACACGGTCGCATCTGGAGCGTGGACGCGTTACGCGGCCATGGACACGTGGGCTGAGGTGCCGGGCATGCTGGTGAGCGTGCAACAGGGCACGATCAACGGGGATACGGTGTGGCTCTCCACAGCGGACGCAGGCGGCACCCTAGGCTCAACCAGCATCACCTTTGTCCAGCTGCCCGGTCCAAGTGACATCACTGCGGGCGCGGGTATGACGCGCACAGGTCAGCAGATCGACATAGTGGCTGCCGACAACTCGCTCACTATCAACGCCGATAACATGCAGGTGAAAATCGACCCGGCCACGGGCGGCAACCATGGCGGCTTGACTGTGGCGGCAGGCGGCGTGGGCGTTGCCATCGACACCACGATGCTCTCCATCCTGGCAGGCCCACTTCTCAGTCTGAAACCCAACATTTTCATAGCGGCGTCCAACATGATCACGCGCGAGACGCCCAGTGGCACGATCGATGGCGCGAACACCGCATTCACGTTAGCGAACACGCCATCGCCTGCTGGCAGCGAGCAACTCTTTCTCAATGGCATCCTGTTGGAGCCGGGCGCGGGCAACGATTACACCATAACCGGGGCAGCGATCACGATGCTGTCAGCGCCACCTACGGGCAGTCGCCTCAAGGCAAACTACCTCAACCGAGCGCTAGCCCCGACATAAAACTATGCCAGCAACACAGATACGCGGCACACAAGTCCAAGATGGCACCATCCAGCGTGCCGATGTGGACACGACTACGTCAGCGAAGGCGCTCATTACGAAGGTGCTCGATGGCCAAGGCATCAAGTCCTCGGCCTCGGGCGTGGATGCTGGCACAGGCGACGTTACCGTCGCGATCGATCAGACGGGCGCGAATCCCGTGACCACGTTCTACATCGGCACCAAGGCGCGGCTGGTGCAGCATCCCACGCTCAACGGGCTACGACTGGAAGTGAAAGGCACCGATAACAACTGGTATACTGCGGCAGATTGGACACACGCATGAAAACTAATTCACCGACTCGTTACGCATCGGCGATCCTTGTTGCCCTCATTCTGGTGCTCTTGTGGTTTTGCACTAAAACGACCTATGGAGACACCACGCTTTATGGCACCACGACTGTAACCAACCCCGGCACGTTCACCATCCAAAGCGGAGTGACCGTGAGCGCACCACAGCTGGAGCCCGCTCTGGGCAACCCATCGACCAACGGCTACGTGCTATCGAGCACGACAGCGGGCGTGCGTTCGTGGATTGCGCCCGCGACGGGCGGTGGCGGTGGAACACCGGGCGGCAGCGACACCTATGTTCAGTTCAACGATGCCGGAGTATTCGGTGGGGACTCCACGTTCTTTTGGCAGAAAGCCAACCATCGGCTTTGGCTGCCAGCTACAAGTGGCGGCTTGGGGCAGGGCATGTTTCTCGGCGGCTATGGGCAGTTGCAAACATATGACTCAGGCACCGTCAGCTATTTGTTCTTCGCTACTAACAAGTATTGGACTGGCTCGGCATGGGCTGACGTAGGCTATAACCGGGTAGGTGGGATGCTACAGGTGGAAAACGACCAATTGGTATATTACACTATGAACACTGGCACGACTTCGACGGAACAGTGGAGGGCTAATCCCAATGGTATATTCGATCTAAGGGCTGCGGGAATGTTCGGCTGGGGTTCTACTACGCCGACTTCAGCCGTTGACACTGCTCTCGCCCGTAACTCCGCTGGGGTAGTCGAGATCAACAATGGCACAGCAGGGCAGTATCGGGATTTGTTTCTGCGTAACCTGACCGTTAGCGGAACCTGCACGGGATGCGGTGGCGGTGGCGGTGGCACAGTAACCAGCTTCAGCGCGGGCGATCTGTCACCGCTGTTCACTACCAGCGAAACAAATCCCACGACAACGCCAGCCCTGAGTTTCACTCTGTCCACGGCGGCAGCCAACACAGTCTTTGGCAATGCCACAGCGTCCACGGCTGCGCCCACATTCAGTTCGTCGCCCCGGTTCACTGCAATTGGCAACCTGACAACCAATGGATTTGTCACCACGAGTGGAGGAGTGGGAACACTGGGAGTGGACGCTACAGTCTATACGCCATCGACTCGCTTGCTCACCATAGCAGGGCTGGCAGCTAACTTGAGCGTTGATCGCACATGGACGCTGGATCAAATCTTAGCCAACAACGGTGCCACACTCGGCACAGGCATCATCAAACGCACAGCCGCAAACACGCTGGCGATCGCCACCGCTGGCACTGACTACCTCACAGGCAACCAGACAATCACGCTCACGGGAGACACGACAGGCAGCGGGACTACGGCGATCACAACCACGACAGGCAAGGTCAATGGAGTAACATATCCAGCCAGTCCCGGCACCAACACCGTCCCGGTAATCACCACCACTAACACGGTAACTTATCAGGCTGTCCCGACTTTGGCTGGCGGCTTGCCCACAGGCGGCACGGCCAATCAGGTGCTATCGAAAGTCGATGCTACCAATTACAACACAGCGTGGGTAAGCCAGCCGTTGTTCATCGTCAATGGCAACAGCGGCACCGGGCAGAGCGTTGGCACAAGCGATACCTACATCACCAATTCCACCTGCACGCTGCCATCGGGCACACTGTTCGCCGCTGGCGGTCAATACAAGCTGCGCTTCGTAATGTCCAAGACTGCGGCTGGCGTAGCCAGCTGGGTTTTGTCAATCAGGCTGGGCGCTTTCGGGAACACATCGGACACCGTTGTTGCCACGACCACCATCGGCCCGCAGACGGCTGCTGTCGATGCACTATCTTGCGACCTCAGCGTCAATATCGGCTCAACTGGCGCAACGGCTAACACCATCAGCTACATGCTTTACTCGCACGCCCTAGCTGCCAACACAGGTTATGGCGGCCCGGCGGTTACACCCGTGAACTTTACTCAGTCCGCCACGTTCAACCAGACCACTGCCAAATCCATCGGTATCAGTTTCAATGGCGGCGCAGCACACGCAGGAACAGTAAACATCGTCCAAGCCCAATACACCCAATGATTGTATGCTTATATTGAATTCAATATAACTGACCCAACACCCTATGAAAACACTAATCGCTCTCGCCTCTCTCGCCCTCGTGCTCGCCCTAGCGTCCTTCGCAGCCACGCGTCCCACGCCCACGCCACGCCCACCACCCTCGGGCGGAAGTGGAATCGGCTATTGCATCGACGTGAACGGCGACATGGCCCGCGTGACGGAGGCGTTCGGATGGATACATCAACTGAAGGACGAGAACGGCAACCTGCGCCCGGCCACGTCGGAGGAGATGGAGATTTACATCTACCGATGGGTGGAGGCGCAGACGCACGATTACGAGCGGCGCAAGAACATGCGCGAGTTCACTCCGCCTCCATTCGGCAATGAAAGCAAATACGCCGAACCGGGCCAAAACGTGATTACGTCAATTCCTCCGACACCCCTCCCCGGCACGAGGATGCCGCAGAACGCGCTTTTAACCCCTTCAGCGCCCAAAGTTACACCCACCCCGAAAAAGAATTGACTACGGCAATCCTCGTGCCTTTACGGGCCATTCACCTATGAACCTATTCATGCTCGCGCAACAGGCGCTCGATAAGGTGGCCATATGGCCGCAGCGTTTCTTTAACGTAGTGTCCTGCATCGTCACGTGGGGATTGTTCATGTTCGTGCAATATTGGCGAGCCCATCCACAGGACTTCAACTTCGCTTCATGGTGGAAGGACGATAGAACGCGCATTATTGCCGCGTCCGTGGTCACGTTCGCGCTCGTGATACTCAAGGCCACCAGCAACGATGTGGACAAGCTGCTGGAGTTCCTAGGCTTCAAGGTCACTAACTCCAGTGGCATCGCATATGGCCTGGCGATAGCAGCCTTCCTAGGCATGGCCGTCAAACCCAAACCCAACGGCAAATGAGGATCATAGGCACACGTGGATTGGAGCTAGTGAAGCACTTCGAGTCGCTGCGCCTGTATGCGTATCAGGATCCAGTGGGCGTATGGACGATCGGGTGGGGGCACACGGGCTTGAAGCACGAGGATGGCACCGTCCATCGCGGGCGCAAGATCACGGAACAGGAGGCCGAAAACCTCCTAGTGCACGACATGAAGCACTTCTGCTCGCGCGTGGAAAAGCTCATCACCGTCGCGCTTACCGACGACCAGTTCGATGCACTGGTATCGTTTGACTTCAACACTGGCGGGCTGGGCAAGTCCACTCTGCGCAAACTGCTCAACAAGGGCGACTATGAGGGCGCAGCCGAGGAGTTCCCCAAGTGGAACAAGGCTGGCGGCAAGGTGTTGCGCGGCCTCACTAGGCGTCGTAAGTCTGAGCAAAACCTGTTTAACGGCAAGGAGGATTATATCGTTCCATCATGAGCACCGACAACCTCGCACTCTCGCCACCGAGCACGCCCGACTACGGCGTCAACCTCGTTCCTGACATCGACTTCGCGGTCAAAGACCCGGCAGTCATCGAGGCCGAGGTGATCGCCGACTACGAGAGCGCGTTCCTCACGCTCACGGGCATCGCGAAAACTCTCGCGCCCGGCGACCCCGTTC